AACGACGGGGTGGTCGACGAAGAGTACCTGCACCTGCATACAGGCTACGGGGACATGACCCGGGAGCTGCAGAATCATTTGTTCAATGACCCGGTGTCGCTTGGGGAACGGGTCATCGGGGAGCCGGTCTGATGGCGGTCTATCAATGCGTGTATGAACACAAGGGCCGGGAGCAATCGGTTACGGCCAAGGAACTGGGGGCGTTTACCAAGGGCTTCTGGGTCAATGGGCATGGTGGGTTGACCAATAATATTGATTTAATGGTGTATTGGATCCCACCGGGGCGGATACTTTACGTGGAGAAATGTGATTATGGCGACTGACGAGGAGAAATTGGCCTTGGTGGAAGCCTTTTGGGCCGGGGGCGCGGAGGAATGCTGGGAGTGCCAGTGGTTCATTGAGGGGCGTACGGGGCCGGACTGTGTATGCCAAGTGCTCCAGGGCGAGGGGTCCCTGGATGACTGTGCGGGGGTGGGATGATGAGGTTTAAAAATATAATAATATTAGTAACTTATCTATTAGTTGCTAGTTGTACCCCTGCTCCATGTGAGGGGCCCTTCCCAGATTATATTTATAAACCTGGGGAGATGGCATACCATAGACCGACAGGTGAGAATGTACGGATTATCTCTAAATGGAGGACGTGGGCCGGAGATTGCGAACAAAGGAGATTTGGAGAATATACGATTAGATTTAGCGACGGTGCCGAAATTACGGCCGTATGGGGAGAGCTAAAACCACTAGTCTAGTCACTTATACCTATTCTTGAAGATCGTTCGTTCTGGGTCATCTCAGGAGACCTGGTTCCTATTCTGGGGCTTGTTCCTGGGGGACATATTCTAGGGGGATGAAGGGCTCCCCGGCTACGCGAAGGAGGGCCTGCTGTAGGGCGGGGGCGGCCTGGGTGGTGGGGTCGATGTCGGCCCAGGCGTCGCGGAGGAACTGTTCCTCTTGGGGGGAGATCCGAGAGACCGTCGCCCGGCGAAGGAGGCTAGGGGCTATCCCTAGCGCCTTGGCTGTGGTCGTGGGCCCCCGAAGCCATTTGCGCCAATGAGGTATTAGATCATGTACCCCGCTGGTCCTGTCTCTGGGGTCATTAAAAGAAGGCTGTGGGGTATACTCGTCGCCGGCCATGCGAAGCAGCGCGGCTTGGAGGCCGGGGGAAGCGTGGTATTCTGGGGTTATGTCAGCCCAAGCGTTTTTCAAGAACATTTCTTCTGCCCAATCTGTGATATCGACCTCCATTGCCCGGCGGACGGTCCCGTAATCTAGGCCCATGGCCTTGGCCGCGGCCGGTAGCCCCCGGAACCAATGCTGCCAATCTAGGACCAGATATTGCACGTTTATCGAAATGTCGTCATATTCATCCATTCAAGTCGCCCCCTTATATATATAGGAATAAAATGAAGTTGAGTCGTTTATTATATACTAAACCTAACGCGAAATATAAAATATTTAAGTGCTTTTTTACTTCTGGTAGCTATAACAATAAACTATGGGGTAAAGTTAATCTTATTTATTAACTTAGTTTTACTAGGTTAATTGTTTGTTTCATAACAGCACAAGCATTTCTGTGGTGGGTTTTTTAAAGTATAAACGACTCAACTTCATTTTATTCCTAGTATACATAGGCGGCGTAACTTCGTAACCATAGTTTATAGGAAGGGCGAAATAGGTTATAATTCGCAAGTCAACCAAGAAACAGCGAAGATATGCCAGCAGGATCAAAACCAGGGGAGCATCGCGGGGGCCGTAAACTAGGCACCCGCAACAAACGTACCCAGGCCGTGGCCGATAAGCTTGAGGAATTAGGCTGTGACCCAGTGCGCTTGCTAGTGGCCTATGCCAGGAATGAGGTGGCTTTCCTTGAGTTATCCGATGAGTATGTTACCAATAAGGACGGTGACGTTACTATTATCCCGGCCTACGTACCCACGGAACTCCGCTACCGCGCTGCCAAGGACCTGATGCCCTTCATCGCCCCGACTATGTCGGCGGTCAAGGTCGAGCTCCCTAAGGACACTGGGAATACCGACGAGATTCCGGATTCCTTGCTCGCGGGCTTCCTCACCCCCCAAAAGGATAAGTCCCCTGCAACCACCCATTAGTATAACCCCCCACCAGGCCGCCACTGAGATGCTACTCCGTCGAGAGTGGCGCGAAGAGTTTCGGCCGTCGTTCGTGGCCCGTGTCTTAAAGACCGTAGACCCGGGCGCTGAGTTCAAGGACAACTGGCATATCGGCTTGCTATGTGAATATCTTCAAGCGGTATATGATCGAGAGATCTTGCGCCTCCTCATTAATATCCCAGTTCGTTCCCTTAAGTCTGTCATCGCCTCGGTCGCTTGGACGGCGTGGGTACTTGGCCGTGACCCTAGCGAGCGTATTCTCACCACTTCTTATAGCGCCTCCCTTTCAGACAAGCACTCTGTTGACGCGCGAACGGTAATGCGCTCGCCTTGGTATCGCGCGGTGTTCCCTGACACAGTTATATCTAGAGACCAAGACCAGAAAACAAAATTCTCAACCACGGCGATGGGCTACCGCATCGCGACCTCGGTTGGAGGCACAGCCACAGGCGAGGGTGGCCGTATCTTATTGATGGATGATCCGATTAACCCTAAACAAGCGTTGTCTGATAAAGAGCGTAAGGGGGCTAATACCTGGATTGACCAAACATTCATGTCCCGGGCCGATGACGCCAAGACCACCGCAATAGTTGGGGTAATGCAGCGTACACACACCGATGACGTGACCGGGCACCTGATGGCCAAGGAGGCGGGGTGGCAGTTAGTTAAGATACCCCAGGAGAATAAAGACACTCGGCCATTGATCTTCGACTTTGGTCGGATACACAAGACTATGGCCCCCGGGGACTTAATGCATCCTAAGCGCAATGGTCCGGTGGAGGTTAAGCAGTTCCACAAAGACCTGGGTAGTTATGCCTATGCCGGTCAGCACCTCCAAGAACCGGTCCCGCTTGAGGGGGCGATGTTCAGCGTGGATTGGTTTGAGGTGGTGGACTATGTCCCGGCTGGCGCTCGCCAATTGCGCTATTGGGATTTGGCCGCTACCGCTAAGAAAATAGCCGCGCATACTTCTGGCTGTAAGATGTCAGAAAAGGATGGGATCTATTATATCGAGGATATTCGCCGTGATCAAGCTACCCCCTACAAAGTGCAACGGTTGGTCAAGAATACGGCGACCCAGGACGGCCAGCATGTACCAGTGTGGATGGAGCAAGAGCCGGGATCGGGTGGTGTGAACACCATCGATCACTATGCTAGGGTAGTGTTGAATGGTTTCGTATTCTACGGCGATAAGAAGATCATCGATAAGATAGCTGGAGCCATGGGGCTATCGGCCGCTGCGGAGGCAGGCAATGTCAAGCTGTTGCGTGGCAAATGGAACCAGGACTTCCTTGATGAGATTGGGGTGTTCCCTAATGGTTCCGACAAGGATCAGGCTGACTCCGCGTCCGGGGCCTATCGGGCATTGTTCGGGGACGTGGCCTCCCAGAGCTGGAGCGCGGCTAATGTAATGATGACCGGGGAGCGGGCAACGTCGGCGGGGATGGACATTTGATGAAACAGATATCGAAGTTCTTCTCTAAGGTTCAATTGGCGTTTCCGCATGAGGAGTGTGTGTTGCGTTTACATTATGATCCGGTTGGTCTAGCCATAGAGATTGAATGGAGGGACGGCTGTACTATCGCTAGAATTTTCACTAAGGTAGAAATAGAGCAGGCATCCTCCCCAGAAATCATTGAAGATATATTTATTGAATGGATTAAATCGCATCGAGCTGTGTGGCTAAGAACAGGGAGTGTAGGATGAGCATCAAGGAACGAATCGCAGGGCTGTTTGCCACCAAGGCGGAACCCAAACAAGAACAACCGCCCTATGGCGAGGTCGCTTTTGCAGACCCCACCCGGCTATACCCCGATCCCACAGGCCAGTTCTGGGGTCAATATAACCCCAGTGAGTTGGTCACTCGTAAGGGCCTGACTCTCTTTGACGAGATGCGCCGTGACGAGCAGATCAAGGCGGCCCTCAAATTCAAGAAGGGGGCGGTAGTGGCGACCGGGTGGGAAATTGTGAGCCCGGACGACAAGAGTGAGGACTGGGAGATCCGTGAGTTCGTGCAGTGGAACCTTGACCATCTTGAGCGAGGCCTTGACCGGGCGCTTAAGCTAATCTTGTCGGCCCACGACTATGGCTACTCGGTCAACGAGAAGGTGTGGGCGGAGCCGGGGCCTACTGATTGGGGCCAACGGGTAACGCTCAAAGCAATTAAGAACCGGCGCCCACATGAGTTTGATCTGCGATCTGATGCCCACGGTAATCTTGATGGCGTGCTGCAATACCAGCCCAAGGGCAATAAGACAATGCCGCCAGCAAAGTTTATTATTCATGCCCATGATATGGAATGGGGCAACTGGTACGGCACCAGCGACCTTGAGGCTTGCTACCGGCCTTGGTGGGTCAAGAAGAACGCCTACCGGTGGTTTGCCATGTTGCTTGAGCGGTTCGGTATTCCCCCGGTATTTGGATTGTATGATCCAAGCAAATATACCCCTTCCCAGATCGATGAGCTCAAGACCGTATTCTCACGCCTCCAGGCCATGACCTCGGGGCTGATCCCCCGCCCGGCTAAGAAGGGGGATCAGAAGGGCGAGTCCATGGATTTCTGGTCCCCGGAGCTGGTCAAGCAATCCCAAGAAGCGTTTGTTGCCGCACTGAAGCACTTTGATGGGGACATTGCCCGGGCGCTGTTGATGCCTGGTCTAATGGGGTTAACCCCGGATGAAGGCGTCGGGTCACAAGCCCGCAGCCAGGTACACTTCGACGTGTTCCTGTTGGTAATTGACGAGATCCGCGAGGAACTACGCGGCATCGTCCAGGAGCAGATCATAGAGCCATTGGTGGATTTCAACTGGGAGACCGACCAGTATCCTCGGTTCCAGTTCAAGCCCCTGACCGATGAGCGCCGGCTGGATCTACTGGAGCAGTGGACCAAGCTGGTAGAGAAGGGCGCGGTGCGCTCCACTAAAGACGATGAGGACCATATGCGCAACGTCCTGGACTTCCCCACCCGCGACGAGGATGCGGAACCGGTGACCCTGGAGCCTGGCGATGAGGAAGAGGAGGAAGAGGAGGAAGAGGAGGAAGATGACGATGACGATAAGATTCCAAAGGCCAAACCGAATGCCGCTAGCGCCGTGGCCGGTTATCCTGGCGAGGGTGATCTTGGTAGGGACCCTAGTGGCGATAGCCCTGTACTTCAGCTAACCCAGACCGACTTCAAAGCCATTGAGCAGGATCTGGACCGGGTTGAGGACGAGCACCGACCCAAGCTCCGAGCGGCCTTGATGAAGACCCGCGATGTGTTGATCAAGGACGTTAAGAAACGCTTTAAGAAGGAACAGCACAAGTTCGTCCGGGCGGTGGAGCTCAAGGGCCAAGCCACGCTGGTCAATACCATTGGCCAGTTCCTGTTGGACGCCTACAATACAGGCACCGCTTCTTTACGTCGGGAGCTCCCCGAGAAGTTCGAGGCGCTGCCCTTGGTCAAGCCGTCTGATGCTACCAAGTTTTTGAAGGAAAAGAAGCTATGGGTGGCCGGGGTCATCAACGATGACCTGCTGAATGATGTACGGGGCATTCTCACCACAGCGCTTGCCAGCGGTGAGTTGGTCACGGAAACGGTGGCTAGGATCGAGGAGGCGTTCCTCCCGTTCCTGGGCGATCCCTCGGTGCTCAAGGACGGTAAGCCTATTTCGCCGGCCCGGCTCAATACGATTGTACGGACTAATACCACGGACGCCTATAACCAAGGCCGATTAGTGCAAGGTGCTCGCGCAGGAGAGTTCCTTACGGCTTGGCGGTTCGAGGCGGTGCTGGACTCTCGGACCACGGAGGTTTGCTCTTTGCTGGATGGCCGGATATTCAAGGCCGATGATCCAGAGCTGGCCCGGCTGCGGCCCCCGCGTCATTTTAATTGTCGAAGTATTCTAGTCCCGATAACCATTGATATGCCCGTGGAACAGGCGGACTTGGTTGATGCCCCCACGGCCGGCCAGGCCCACGGCCTCAGCGGGAAGGGGTTCTAACGTGCTTGATAACATGAACGACCTGCTTGGCCGATGGTTGTGCGGTAGTGAAATGCCGTTTAACTTGATGGTGTCCGCCGGCAGGATTCCGGGCGCGACGCGGCTACATAAGTTCGGTCACAACATGGCCGTTGGAACATCTCTAGTGACTGTTTGGCCCGAGGGTAGTATTTACTCCTACCTTAGTTCGGCGTCTGTGTTGAAGGTATCTAGCTCTGATGCCAATGATACGTCCGCCGGGAGTGGGGCCCAAACAGTGCAGATCTATGGTCTAGACACGAACTATCTTGAAATTAATGAAATAGTTACTTTAAATGGTCAAGCAGCGGTCGAGACCCAAAATAGCTATTTACGGGTGCATAGGGGTGTCGTCCGATCGGCCGGGGCCACCGGCGCGAATGAAGGTATCATCTATGCTGGGACGGGCAACCTATCCTCCGGCGTGCCGGATAATGTATACCTGCATTTGGATATAGCCCTTAACCAGACCCTGATGACGTTGTACACCGTCCCGGCCGGTAAGACACTGTTTATCCGGCGCCTCCACTGGACCGTCGGCTCGGGTAAAGAGTTGCACGCCAGTTTTGTCATCCGGCCCTTTGGTGAGGTATTCCAGACAAAGTTGATGGTGCATCTTTATCAAATACCCTTCGATCATTTGATTACATTTGAGGTGGCGGAGGAAAAGTCCGATGTTGAGATGCGTGTTAAGGTCGACGCGGGATCGACGGCCGTCTCGGCCGGGTTTCATGGGTTTTTGATAACTAACTAGATGGCCGGCCAGCTTCACAAGGCCGAGCATTCCCGGGCCAAGGATCTGCGGCAGATGCCCTTGCCAGAGGCGCAAGCTCGCCAACGGCCCGGGAAGAAAGATAGGCCAATAGTGGTTGAGTACTGTTACTCAGAGTGCCACCGAGAAAGAATGGCAAAGTGCGGACTACGGTCTCTGTATACTGATCAATGGAGAACTTGGAAACGATACAGAAATACCATAGAGGCTTATCGAGTAATCGAATTACAATCGTTAAAAGCACATGATTTTTATGAAATGAGGATTAAGCAATGAAACTAAAGATGATTAAAGGTAGGGCGGGGGATGATGGCAAATGGTTGCTGACCCCTGCAGTAGGCCTAGACCCCTGGCGCGAGTTGGTGGTAATCTGGGGCAAATGGTGGATAGGTATACGACTAGTGGAGGCGACAAATGACAAAAGCTAAGAAGAAGGCGGCCACCAAGATGGTGGCGGACAAACCAGCGACGGTGAATACCCAAGCCGACCCAGATGAGAGCTTGCACGACAGGTTAACCCAGGCTGAACACGAAAGGGACGATGCCCCCAGCCAAGCTGCCCGCCGCCAGGCGTGCGCGGAGATTGAGCGGTTGCAGGCGTTACTCGGCATAGGTTAATCGGGTATAATACCCAGGATAACACAGCTACGAGGAAACGATAATGACAAAACCTTTAGCATTTGTACTTCAACTTGGCGGTGCGATAGTCGGCCTAGTCGGCTTGGCGAGTTCGTCCACGTTCATGGCCCTAATCGGATTAGGGATGGTAATCGCAGGAGGCATCGGCATCAGAAAGAGGATCAGATAATGAAGATCGGAATAATCGGACTCGGTAAATTAGGCGCCCCCGTAGCTGTCGCCATGGCGATGAAGGGCCACGACGTGATGGGATACGACGTAGACCCAAAGCGCATGACCTACGGCCCGCACCCAGAGCAGGAAGCCGGGCCGGACGGGACGGGGGACTATAATGATTACCTACAATATTATGCCCCTAACCCAATGGGCACAGCAGTTTTGGACAAACAGGGGAACCTAGATACTGCTCGTCCGGTTCCTGGCTCTCTTCGCTTCGCCCCCCTCCCTGAGGTCGTGGCCCACGGCGAGATCATCTTCGTCGCGGTGCAGACGCCCCACGATCCGGCCTACGAGGGCATTACGCCCCTGCCGGAGGAGCGGGTGGACTTTGATTACCAGCATCTCCAGTCGGCGATTATCTCTATCTCGCGGGTACTAGACGGATATACAGAACCAGGGCCGGAAGGTGGTGAATGGGTGCCCCTGTCTTCTCGTCCTGTGGTCATCATCAGCACCTGTCTCCCGGGTACTGTTCGCCGCGAGATTATCCCCTATGCCAGTGATCGTGCCCAGCTCGTCTACAACCCCTTCTTCATCGCCATGGGCACCACGATGCGGGACTTCCTCAATCCGGAGTTTGTGCTGTTGGGCGGGGATGATCAAGGGGCATTGGATAAGGTAGAGGGTTTTTATAACTCAATGCTTCCTGGGAAAAAATGGGAAGAATATTCGACAAATCCCGATGTTGGAACAGTACGAATGCTGGTGCCGACGGCCCCCATCTGCCGCATGTCCATCGAGTCGGCCGAGGCGACCAAGGTCTTTTACAATACGTATATTTCTCAGAAAATCGCCTTTGCCAACACGGTGATGGAGGCCTGCCACAAGATCCCCCAGGCCGATTGCGACGAGGTCATCGACGCCCTGTCCAAGGGCCACGAGCGCATCATCTCCGCCAAGTACTTGCGTGGCGGGATGGGCGACGGCGGCGGCTGCCACCCCCGGGACAACATCGCCCTCAGCTGGTTCGCCCAGCAGCACAACCTCAGCCATGACTTGTTCGAGGACGTGATGAAATGCCGTGAGGACCAGGCGCGGTGGTTGGTGATCTCTTGCTCGAGGAAGGGGGGTATTCTCGATTTGCTAAGCCCACTCTTGATGGTAGATGTGTATATATCACAGAGAGTTTAGGGGCTCGGTTACCCATCGTCATCCTCGGTTACGCCTATAAGCCTGAGTCCAACCTCACCTTCGGCAGTGCCGCGTTGCTCGTGAAGAATTTGTTGGAGGAACGGGGGCACGATGTTGCTTATCTAGATCCTTATGTAGAAAAACAGAGTGAGGGAAGTTTAGCCTGGCCCTATATCGGAGATAAAGCCTCTGTGTTTTTAATTGGTTGTAAACACGAGGTGTTTTCAGGTTACTGGTTTCCCGAAGGCTCCGTCGTCATCGACCCCTTCCGCTATATCCCGGACCAACCGGGCGTGAAGGTGATCCGGTTGGGGGAGGCGCGGAAGACCTTGGCCGACAACCCTCACGTTACGCCAG